TTCTCATTAAAATATACAATTCTAAATTAGCAGCAGTATCAAATCAAAACGTTCTTCTTGAGGCAAAGTTAGCAACTCTGTCTCAAGATTTTCAAGAACAAATGGATGCCCTGCTTCAAGAAAATGCAGACCTCAAAGCAAAATTAGAAGGTTAATATGGCAAAACCATCAACTAGGCAAGGATTGATAGATTACTGTTTGCGTCAACTTGGTGCTCCAGTGTTGGAAATCAACGTGGATGATGATCAAATTGATGATCTGGTTGATGATACCATCCAATATTTTAATGAGCGCCACTATGATGGTGTTGAGAAAATGTACCTCAAGTACGAAATTTCTCAAGACGATATTGATAGAGGCAAAGGTGTAGATGTAGCAGGTGGGAATCAAGTAAATGGTAAAACTGGTGTTGGTATTGTAACCACTACAGCAACTTCTACTGGAATTGCTGCAACCACATTCAGTTTCTACGAAAACTCCAATTTTATACAAGTTCCAGATTCTGTTATTGGAGTAGAAAGACTTTTCAAATTTGATACTAGTTCAATCTCTGGAGGGATGTTTAGTATCAAATATCAACTGTTCTTGAATGATCTTTATTATTTCAACTCAGTTGAACTTCTTCAATATTCTATGACAAAATCATATCTTGAAGATATTGATCATCTGTTGACGACAGATAAGCAGATTAGATTTAATAAGAGGCAAGACAGATTATATCTAGATCTCGATTGGGGATCACAAAGCGCAGGTAATTTCATTGTGATTGAGTGTTATAGAGCACTTGATCCAGCATCGTTCTCTCAAATTTATAATGATAGTTTTGTAAAGAGATACCTAACAGCATTGATCAAGCGTCAATGGGGAAGAAACCTCAGTAAGTTTAGAGGTGTAAAACTTCCTGGTGGTATTGAATTGAATGGTGGTGAAATCTTGCAACAAGCAGAACAAGAATTGAGTGAGATTAAATCTCGTATGACTATGGAATATGAAATGCCACCCCTCGACTTTATTGGATAATGGCACTTAATCCTTTTTTCCTACAAGGGACTGCATCTGAACAAAGATTGGTCCAAGATCTAATAAATGAGCACCTGTCTTTTCATGGTGTTGAGGTAACTTATATTCCAAGAAAATACGTCAATAAAAAAACAGTTATCGAAGAAGTACAAACATCAAAGTTTGATGATAACTTTTCTATTGAAGCATATGTCAATACCTTTGAAGGTTATGGTGGAGCAGGAGATATTCTAACAAAATTTGGTGTAAGTGTAAGAGATGAATTAATCATTACACTGTCTAAAGAGAGATTTGAAGATTTCATCGCACCATTTATGGCAGGACAGGACGATGGAACTGATGATTCTATTATGCCTACTCCAACTCGTCCTAGAGAGGGAGATCTGGTATATTTCCCACTAGGTCAAAGATTATTTGAAGTAAAATTTGTTGAGCACGAGGATCCTTTCTTCCAGTTAGGAAAAAACTACGTCTATCAACTTAAGTGTGAACTCTTTGAGTATGAAGACGAAGTTATTGATACAACTATCGAAGCAATCGATACTCAAGTTCAAGATGAAGGATATATTACCACACTTCAACTGATTGGAGTTGGTAGAACTGCTACCGCTACGGCACAAATTTCTGGGTCTGTACCAAGTGGTTATATAAGAACAATTCATTTGAATGACGATGGTAGTGGATATACTTCACCTCCAACTATTGGATTCTCATCTTCACCAACAGGTCAGGTTGGTGATACTGCAACTGCTATTGGAATCTTAACCACAAATGGTGGAGTTACTTCAATTGAAAAGATTTTACTAACAAATGCTGGTGCTGGATATGTCACTCCACCTACAATTACCATTACTGGAGGTGGTGGTGTTGGAGCAGCAGCAACTGCATCTATTGAAACTAGTGGTCAAGGTGTAATCAGATTTAGCGTTACTGATGGTGGTGTTGGTTATGGCACTGCACCAACTATTACTATCGCAGGTCCACCAGCAAGTGGTATTGCACACACTGCAGTTGGTATTGCGTCTATTGGTCTTGATGGAAGTAGTAGTGTTCTCAAGTCAATTTTCGTCAAGGAACCTGGAAGAGGATACAGCAGTTCTCCAACAGTTACAATTTCTGATCCAGAAACTTTATCAGGTGTCGGAACATATCTCTTTAATGAGATTGTTATGGGATCTCAGTCTATGGTTCAAGCAAGAGTCAAGGAATATGATCAAGATACTCACATCCTTAAGATCTCAAACGTCAGCATAGGTTCTACACAACCAATTGGATTCTATCCAGGTGAAACTGTAATAGGTCAAACCTCTGGTGCAGAATATCCAGTCTATAGTTATGTACAAGACGATACTTATGATAAATATACCGAGAACGATGAGTTTGAAACTCTCGGAGATAGTCTTTTAGACTTCACTGAAACCAATCCATTTGGGACATTTTAATGTTAGGAACATATTATTATCACGAAATAATTAGAAAAACTATTATATCGTTTGGAACTTTGTTCAATGATATTCATATCCGCCATCAAGATGGTGCGGGTAAAGATGTCAGTGATATGAAAGTTCCTTTGGCATATGGTCCTAGTCAAAAGTTTTTAGCAAGAATAACACAGCAGGCAGATCTGAATAAAGCGATTCAGATTACAATGCCTAGAATGTCATTTGAAATGACAAATATTTCATATGATTCTACAAGAAAGTCTAGTTTAGTTCAAACATTTAAAACTTGTGATGATGGCAGTAAAGTAAAGAAAGTCTTTATGCCTGTTCCATATAATATTGGATTTGAACTCAATATTATGTCAAAACTAAATGATGATTCATTACAAATTTTAGAACAAATTCTTCCATACTTCCAACCACATTTCAACCTAACTGTTGATTTGGTTGATTCTATTGGAGAAAAGAGAGATATTCCTATCATTCTTGAGTCTGTAGGTTTTCAAGATGATTATGAGGGAAACTTTGATACAAGAAGATCGTTAATTCATACATTACAATTTACAGCAAAAACATATCTGTTTGGTCCTGTTGCTGATAGCAGTGATGGTCTTATCCGTAAGGTTCAGGTTGATATGTACACCAGCACTGATCAGAAGACTGCTAAGCGTGAGATGCGTTACACCGTCACACCAACGTCCAAGATTGATAGAAATGATGATGGTGTAATCAACGAAGCAGATCACAAACTGCTCCAACCTGGAGATAATTTTGGTTTCGATGAAGATTGGGAATTCTTTGCCGATTCTAAAAATTACAGTCCAACAAGACAAACTGATATCTGATAATCATGAGCAATAATTATGAGTCCATTGACAACGCACTTGATATTGAAAGTAGCATTGTTGAATCAAAACCGATGAAACCTGCTCCTCCAAAAGAGGATAAGAATGACATCAAAAAAGATTATGAATACACAAGAGCAAACTTGTATTCATTGATTGAAAAAGGTCAAGAAGCAATCAATGGTATTATGGAACTTGCAGGAGAGAGTGCAAGTCCTAGAGCATATGAAGTTGCTGGACAACTTATTAAGAGTGTTGCAGATACAACTGATAAGTTGGCAGACTTGCAGAAGAAGTTAAAAGACTTAGAAGAAGATACAGCACAAAAAGGTCCAAGTAGTGTTACAAATAACGCATTGTTTGTTGGATCTACAACTGAACTCTCAAAACTATTGAAGCAAGGTTTTCTAAATAATAATGATGAGAATGCTAAGTAATGGCAAAGAAATCTTGCAAGAAAGGGTATTACTACTGTAACACCGACAAAAAGTGTAAGAAAATTCCTAGGGGTTACCATGTAATGCCTACGGGATACTTAATGCGTGATAGCGAACATCAAGACGAAAATAAAGAAGAGACTAACGGTAAGAAAAAGAATGGCAATGGAAATGGTTCAAATGGCAATGGAAATGGGAATGGGGGGTCTAATGGGGGCTCTAATGGCGGAGGAGTATCAGAGGCGTGGAGCGCAAAGTATAAAAAGTCCATCGATTGCGATAATCCAAAAGGATTCTCTCAGAAAGCCCACTGTAGGGGTAGAGAAGTAAATGAAGCAAAGAATGGTGATCATGAAGTTGCAATGGCACAAAGTCAACTCAAAAAGTCAGAAGAAAACATCAGAAAGTTGAGAAAGGCATTAGGTAAGAAGGAAAAAGATCTTCCTGCATGGATGCAAGCAAAGATTACTGATACTGCACACGACACTGACGCTGCTGCTGGTTATGTTGATAAAATGAACGAGGGAACTCTTCACAAATGGTTCAAAGGATCCAAGTCTAAAGATGGTAAAGGTGGATGGGTAAATGTCACAACAGGTGGAACCTGTGCTAGTGATGAACCAGGTGAAGGTGTGCCAAAGTGCGTGTCTCGTTCTAAATATGAGAGTATGACACCTGCAGAAAGAAGATCTGCATCTAGAAGAAAGAAAAGGAAAGATAAGGGTCAGCAATCAAAAAGAAATGCAGCAAAACCAACTTACGTAGCAACCGACAAACCAAGAAAGAAAATGAAAGAATCTTATTCAAACTGGAGAACTGAACTGGATGAAGGTCTTCTTGGAGGTCTTGGTCTTGCCGCAGCAGCATATGGTGCATATAAAGCGGGTCAACATCTCTATAAGAAGGGTAATGAAGCATTAGATAATGCTAGACAGAATGCAACTCTCCGTGGAAATTCATTTGGTGCTGGTGCTAGACAAAGAGAGATAGAACGCAAAGCTGGTGTAAAACCAGGAACTTTGAATCCGAATATGCAGAGACTTAGAAACTCATATGAACCAGAAGGTGAAGTGGTTGAAGAAAA